GTTCGGTAACTACCGATGACAATAACATGAGTGACAGTGATCACTATCAACTGATGCACCTAACACAAATGGTCTGTGCATCTATAACTGCAATGGAAGAAGATGAAGAAGTCCGACAGATACTAACAGATATTGTAGATGATGCACAAGAAGAAATGAAAGAAGTAGAAGTAACTGCGGAGAAAAAGATTGTAGCCGTAGATGATAACATAATCAACGTTAAGTTTGTATAAGGAGAACACAAGATGGACAGTACAATAACATTAAACGGAGAGTCATTTACTATTGGAGACACTACACTGTCTGACAATGTGAACTCCCCTGATCACTACAACTTTGCTGGCATAGAATGCATTGATGCTATTCGTGCAGCCACGGGTTCAGAGGGTTTTGATAGTTATCTACAGGGTAACATCATGAAATACTTGTGGAGATACCAGTACAAGAATGGTGTTGAGGATTTGAAGAAGGCGCAGTGGTATTTGAGTAGGCTCATTGAGGCGCAAGATGTTAGTTAAAGTTTTTTTAACCCTTGACATAGACGAAGAGGAATACCAAATGCCTGTTGATGGTGTGCTTGATGAAGAAGTACACCATGCCCTACAGGAATACATATATGACATCGACGGTATGTCAATCAATTCAATTAAAATATTAACGGAGTAGTATACACATGAACAATTATTTACCTACAGATTACCAAGCGTTCATTCATACCTCTCGCTATGCTAGGTGGCTTGAGAGTGAGGGACGCAGAGAGTCATGGTCAGAGACAGTAGGACGTTACATGGATAACGTAGTACGTAGAGCACTGGACATTGACACAATTTCAATTGCAAAAGAGATTGAGGATGCCATCCTTAGCCTCAACCTTATGCCATCTATGAGAGCAATGATGACAGCAGGGCCTGCCCTAGACCGTGACAACACGGCAGGGTACAACTGTTCATACTTACCCGTAGATGACCCTAAGTCCTTCGATGAGGCTATGTACATCCTCCTCTGTGGTACTGGCGTTGGCTTCAGTGTTGAGCGACAGTTCATCAGTAAGCTCCCAGATGTGCCTCAACTCTTCGAGAGTGAGTCTGTCATTGTCGTTAAGGACAGTAAGGAAGGGTGGGCTAAGGGGTTCCGTCAAGTGCTTGCTCTCCTATGGGCTGGTGAAATTCCTAAGTGGGATGTTACACGTATTCGTCCTGCAGGTGCAAGACTTAAAACGTTTGGTGGTAGGGCGTCTGGTCCTGCACCATTGATTGAGTTGTTTAACTTTGCTGTGTCTACATTCAAGGCTGCACAAGGACGTAAACTATCATCACTTGAGTGTCACGATCTTATGTGTTTCATTGGTCAGGTAGTTGTAGTAGGTGGAGTACGCCGTAGTGCTATGATTTCATTAAGTAATCTATCAGATGATCGTATGCGTCACGCTAAGTCAGGCCAGTGGTGGGACGGTGCAGCACACAGGGCGCTATCAAATAACTCTGTATGCTACACGGAGAAGCCCGACATGGAAACATTCATGCGTGAATGGTTGTCATTGGTTGAGTCCAAGTCAGGTGAACGTGGTATCTTCAACCGTGAGGCATCCAAGAAACAGGCAGCTAAGTATGACAGACGTGATCCTAACCATGAGTTCGGAACAAATCCTTGCAGCGAAATAATTTTACGCCCATATCAGTTCTGTAACTTAACAGAGTGCGTTGTTCGTGCAACAGATACACTGGAAACATTGACAGAAAAGGTTAAGCTGGCTACCATCTTGGGTACAATTCAGTCAACGATGACACGCTTCCCATACCTACGTAAGATATGGACAAAGAACACAGAGGAAGAACGTTTGCTTGGTGTGTCACTGACAGGTATCATGGACAACCCACTGACTACATCTAAGAACAAAGGACTGGATAATACTCTTGAACACCTTCGTCAAATTGCTGTTGCTACTAACGCTATCTGGGCTGATAAGCTTGGTATTCCTCGTAGTACTGCTATCACATGTGTCAAACCCTCCGGCACTGTTTCACAACTTGTTGACTCAGCCTCTGGGATACACGCCAGACATAGTAACTATTACATACGTACCGTAAGGGGCGACAACAAGGACAGCTTGACACAGTTTATGAAGGATCAAGGTGTACCTAACTCACCGTGTGTGATGAAGGGCGACACTACTACAGTGTTCAGCTTCCCTGTGAAGTCACCACCTAAATCTGTAACACGTAATGACCTAACTGCAATCGAACAGTTAGAAACATGGCTGGCTTACCAACGACACTGGTGCGAACATAAGCCAAGTATTACATGCACTGTATTGGACGGTGAGTGGATGGCAGTGGGTGCATTTGTATACGAACACTTCGATGAGATGTCAGGTGTGTCTTTCTTGCCACACTCAGATCATACTTATCAGCAGGCCCCATACCAAGAGGTTGGCAAGAGTGACTACAATATGTTACTGTCCTGTATGCCCAGCACGATTGATTGGGCTAAGCTATCTGACTACGAGATAGAAGATAACACCAATGCAATGCAGACGTTAGCGTGTAGCGGTGATGCCTGTGAGATCGTGGACTTAACCTGATGTATGTTGTTATAGGCAGGTCACAGTGTAACTTCTGCGATACGGCAAAGGCTGTACTAAAGTCAAAGGGGTACTCCTACGTTGAGTACTCCGTTGATAGTTCCAGTAGTAAGTGGGTACTAACCCTACTAAAGCTGGCACAAATAAAGACGGTGCCTCAAATCTTTGATGGTACGGGTAAACATATCGGTGGATACACTGATCTAGTAGAACACTTGAAGGAGAAGTAACATGAATGCATATCGCAAACCCTTTTCACGCAATCTCTACGGTAAGTATGACGCAGTAGCAAAGGAAAAACTTATAGAACATCTGTCTAAGGATGGTCACACATTAGTAGACGCAGAGGAATCCTTTGATGCAGACTTAGTGACCCGCAAGGATGGAGAGAAACACTTCAGTGAGGCGGAAGTAAAGACTGCATGGACAGGTGATTGGCCTACACACTGGAAAGAAATACGTATACCGGAACGTAAAAAGAAATTGCTATCTAAACATACAAACAACTTGAAGTTCTATGTGTTCAGTGGTGACATGTCTAAGGCATGGTGTATAGACAGTTCACTGTTGACTGACGATAAACTAAAGGAAGCAAGTGGACGAAACATCTACCAAGGGGAACAGTTCTACCACGTACCATACACAGAAGCGCAACTTATTAACGTAGCATAAGGAGTACTAACATGATAAATAAATCAAGAGCACAACGAGGCTTGGGTAAGTACGATGCACCGTTGAGGGTACAGCATCAGATGGGATACGATTCCTTCAAGCATGGGAGACTGGAGAATCCATTCAGTGATGACACGATGCAGTACCGTGAGTGGCATAGGGGGTTTAACAGAGCCTTCTATGACAATTTAAAGAGAGTGAAAGACCATGAGGCTAGAGCAAGAAGCAACTCAGTTCCTAAAGGAGAAGTATAGCATGTCAGATTTTAATGCATACCAACGTATGGCAGCTACTACCGCAATCTATCCAGAGGAACATCGTATCCTGTACCCTGCGCTAGGGTTAGCAGGTGAGGCAGGTGAGGTAGCTAACAAAGTCAAGAAGCTTATTCGTGATGGGCCTGACGGTAGGCCAGATGATTGGCGAGAACAGATATCCAGTGAGATTGGTGATGTACTATGGTACTGTGCTTCACTTGCTACTGACCTCAACCTTACCTTGGGTATGATAGCTTCACAGAATGAGAAGAAGTTAGCAATGCGGAAGAAGGCAGGTACGATAGGTGGATCAGGGGATACACGATAGTGTAACGAAGTTAACGATAGACAAAAAAGAGGGGGCTGTTAAGGCCCCCTTTTCTTATTGTTATCTAGTTGCCTTACTCACTTGCCTTTGTGATACGGTAGCTCTACTTATCAGCTTTCTTAGTGTAGCCTTATCGGTTACATCAAGTTCTTCGTCACCCTTTAAATCTGCGGTCAAGTTTACCCATGCCATTTGCCTAAATTGTTTAGGTATCCTATTGTACTCAGAGGTAAGCCTTGAGAAGTCATCCGCTTTAGTACCTGAGAATTTCTTTATCTGAGTCTTGAGCGAGGACAGAGCCGAAACAAACAAAGGCTTAGTATTGTATAGTACGTAAGCTTCCTCCGTTATGTTCTCTGGTTTTTTCCTACGGTATTGTCTCCGTAACTTTTCTTCTCTTGATTGAATCATGTCAATGATACTAGGCAATCTTTCCGCTATTATTTTATTCTCAAGCTTCTTCACTGTATCTATGTCTGAGTTACTACCAATTTGCCACGTAGGAATTTGCAAGTTAGTTACCCACTCTTCATCTTCTGATGCCAGTTCCTTAACACTTATACCTAGAGCAGTTTTCCAACTTGCGTCTGGACGTTCAGCGTCACTCTCAAACACAGTTGTCCTTGTGTCAAATGCCGATTCAGTCTGCGGCCCTACGCCGAAGCCCATACGATTGAACCCCTTGCTTATTTCCCGTGTACCTGCTTCCAATGCAGATTCAGGTGCAGGCTGTGGGTTATCTGTATACGCATTTGGCCTCCACGTTTGACCACTTTCGTTAATAGGTATACCACGTTGTATGTCTGCGAACTGACTAAGTGGTACAAAGAAGGTAGTCATATAATCAGCTATAGACTTACCTGCTATTTCAGCAGCCTTAATACCACCGGAAACATCTAGCCCATCTGCAATAGAAGTCATCTCTTCAATAAAAATATTACCTGAACCTGTACGGAACGCTTGACCAACAAATGTTTCAGCAAATACTTTTGGATCCCAGAACTCTCCCCAAGTCCCTTGCTTTATCTGCTTGACTGTTTCACCTAGATACATAAACTGGCGTATCGGAAACTGGGTTGTAGTGTCTATATCTTTACCAGCCAATCTCACATCTTCAAATTTGGCAGGAGCATCCTCACTACTACGGTACATATAGGCAGCACTAATTGCGGCGGCACCCGTGAGATTACGTTGTATTGCACGTTGTTGTTTGGGTGTCAGTGGTCCCTTGTGTATACCAACAGCCTTTTTAATGAGAGGTGCAGCCGCACCAAACGTAGACTGCGCCATGTATTCCATACTACTAAACATAAAGCGTGGAAACTCTACAAATACAGTGAGTGGTATTGGGCCAATCTTATTGGTGGTAAGAAAAGATGTAATAGATTTAAGCATCTTACCTTCAGGTGGCGCACCGTAAGTCACAGCCAAAGCTCTTTCGGTAGCGTCTGACACGATAG